CTACAGGATGTTACAACTGAGTCGTTGTTAACACAAGATGGATTCGAAAAGTTAGGGTTTCATGCTAAAATCCCTGACCGGACGAGATATACGGCGCTATTTTGCCAAATGCGTTTTTGGCCTTGTGTTGACGAGGCCGGTAATAGCAAGCATGTGCCTGCCCCCAGACCTGGACGTGTCATACCACGTTTAGGCTGGACTCACTCCAAACCTATAGTAGGCCATAATGGCGCTGTAGCTTTGGGGCTCATTAATGATTGTTACCATGTTCCAGTTTTGTCTAAACTTCTCATGGTGATTATTAGGCTGGAGCGCCCGAAATTTGCCATCGTTTATGATCACAGATTTCATTCCACTAAAAGACACTATTGTAGTAGAGAAACTATGGTAATGTTTTCTAGCGTTTATGGAGTTAGTTGGGACGACGTACAACAGTTGGAGGCATTTTTAGGGAATATAAAACAACTGCCAGCGTCTATTAGTCATCCGGTGTTGGACCGGATAATTGAGGTAGACAAATAATAGCCGCCGTGCGCGAACAACCACTGTTGGTGTGGTAAGTAGGGTTTGAGCAATCCCGCGCTATATGTGCTCCCATGTGTAATTTAATAGGCTTTTAAAACACATGCTTGGTAAGCGAAAAAGAACTTCAAAGAAAGTTGGACCTAAAAAGCGAGTCAAATTTGAGCATCCTAGTGCTAGTACTAAACTAACTGGGAGAGGCAATTATGGCACGAAGATCGGTCAGGCTTTATCAGCGGTGGCACCATTAGGTAATATGGTGCTACCTGGATCCGGGACTCTACTATCCGCACTAGGAAGTGGGGTCCAAGCAGTCAGTGGATTGTTTGGTCGGGGTGATTATAAGACTTCTTCAGCAGGAGTTTTACATCCCGTGTTTGTTGGTCCGCAGGAGCAGATAGTAACGCATCGAGAATTTCTTACTGATATCTCTGCGACATCTGCTTTTACCGTTAGTGAATTTTTAATCAACCCTGGGTTGGTTAGTACTTTTCCTTGGATGGCCCAAATTGCAGCAATGTTTGAGCAATATGAGGTAATTGGGATGGTATTTGAGTTTAACAGCATTAGTGCTGTCTCAATCACTAGTGGAACAAACACAGCCATGGGTGCTGTCATTATGGCTACCGTATTTGACTCACTCGACAATTCATTCACTTCGAAGCAACAAATGGAATCCTACGAAGGTGCTGTATCTGCTAAACCTAGCGACAGCATTATACATTATGTTGAGGCTGCCCGCCGCAAAACCACAATAGTCATGCCATATATACGCACGGCTGGGGTTCCTGCAGGGGCTGATCAACGTTTATATGACGTAGGCAAGTTCACAATAGCAACAGTTGGTATGCAAAATACCAATGTGATTGGTGAGCTTTGGATATCTTACAAGATACGATTAGTTAGGGCTAAATTGCCAACTCCACTTGGAGTTAATATACCTAGCTATCATGCTTTTGGAACCACTGGTATTGCAGTGGCAGGCGGGAAATACTTAGGAACAAATACAACCACTGTATCAGGATACGGGTTGTCAATTGTAAACGTGAATGGATTGTTTACATTTCCTAGTGGTATTTCTTCGGGTCGTTATTTAATACTATATTTAGTAACTGGAGATAGTACAGCAGTAGCTGATGTATCAATTGGATTGACCAATAATATGGCTCCATGTAATACTGTGGCAAATAGGCCTTCCAGTTCAAATAACGCTACAACAACGACGGTTTACATCATCCAATTCACTCTAGATGTAACCGGTCCTAACCCAGCCTTCACGATATCTGGTGGAACACTTCCAGCGAATGCCACCAGAGCTGATTTATACCTCACTCAAATCCCGACACTTTTATAGGCCGCACCGTACAAGGGGCAAGTACGGAG